ACGCTACTGGTTGTGCTTGAGATAGGTCAGCCACTCTATACAGCCCTCATGTAATTCTTCCGGTTAAGTAACTCAATACGCATACGCTTGATTCCGTCTTCATATTCTTTTAACGAAAACTGTGCGGACTGTACGTCGGAACGAAATATATGTGTGTAGTATTTGGCCCGTGCGTTTACTACCGGTTCGAACCGTGTCGGAATAATCGACGTATCAGTCGCCCCAGATAAATCAGTATGAGATACGTAGTAATCAAACTCTAGTGTTCTGTTACTTGTGTCGGGTATTGGTGTAAGGCCAATTTCGTCGTTGTATGTGGTGTATACGTACTCTGGATCAGCAAACTTGTCTGTGTCGGGGCGAGTGTCCCGCTCACGAAAAGCGTCGTTGTACTCTTCGTAAGACAAGTATTTTAATGGTATGGGAAGCACATTTTCACTAAGTTCAACCAGCTTAACATACGCTGCGCTACCCGCTGCTTCAGTAAAGCTTACATAGTGCGTCGTAGCCGTAGCAGTAAATGTAGTTTCGGTAAGAGCCACCTCGTTACCGCTGGCAATAGTAAGCGTGGCAGACTTAGTTTGTGACCCACCTGAACTAGTTCCAATCTCAAGAGTAAGTGTAGCACCGCTAGTTTGTGTAACTACAACATAAGACCGGCCCACAATCAAATCAGTTACTTCTTGGGATGCCTCTGCGTTAGTGAGCAAAAGAGTGTTACCAAACTTGGAACTGGCGACAGGGGTGCCAGATACAGCAGTCCAGTTTGTAATACTTGCGGACCCATCAATTTCAAAGTCCCCGTTAGTAATGTAGTCCTTTGGGCGAAGAAACATCGTGTCATAGTCAACATATTTAAGATTTGATGCTATACTCGCGTGACTGTACAAAGACTTACCTGCGATTACATCAACAGAACCAGCAGCACGAGTAAACGGCCAGTTTAGTTCAGAGTTAATTACATCAGTTATTGAACGGTTTACGTAGTCTTTAACTGCAGTCTGTACGCCGCGAGAAGACGTAAAGTTGGAACTAGTCAGTTCAACCTCATTAAAATCCCGAAGGACGTTGTTGACTAGAGTAAGATATGTGCTTGCCATTCTAGTACCCGTTAAGTTTCGCTATTAAGAACTTGAAGCGCATCCAACTTGTCTTGAGCATCTGCCCAGCTTGCGACTGCCTTGTCCATTTCCTCAAGCAGTTGCGGGTGTTCACCGATAGCCGCCGGATTGTTTGTGTAATTTGCGTATACAAATATCGCATCTTTTTTTTGAGCCTCGTATTTATGCTTCAGGGCTTCGTAGGCAAGTCGTTTCATGTCTGTCTCCCTGTTAGTCATTATACACCTATTTATTTAAATTAGCAAGAATTATTTTCTTGACTTTTCGATTGCTTTGAAGGTGTCCCGTAATGAGGGAGGTTTTTCGTTTTTAGGGTCGTACTTACATTCTATTTCTTTTGGAAAGTATTCATGGAGATTTATCCAAACACTATCCACCGTATTGTTAGCACCATGATATATACACAGCCTTTCTCCATCTATGGTTTGACATCCCTGTAATCTACATACTACATATTCAGGAGTTGCGTTAGCAGCCATGCCTTTAAGAAACAATACAAACCCTAAGAGCATACCGGCACCCAGTAATGACATCGTTATCCACGCCACAACCTCTACAAATTTACGTCGGCGTTGCCTTTGTTTGTACAGAGTTTCTTGACGTTGCTTGCGAATAGTTCCCTCCATTTTGACCAGTTCATCCCACTTAGATTTACCCATCGTCATGCCAATCCAGTTTTGTAACTCTCTACGCTGGCTTTCTGCTTTTTGCTTGGCAGCAAACGTCTCCATTGCTTCCTGTTCTATAGACTTGCCTGCAAATAACTTTTTAAAGATGGGAGGATTCTTTGCCTCTTTCTCCAGCATGTCTAAATCAGACATGGCACCCATCCAGCGGGACAGGTCAGAGGCCATCGCTTCAATGTCCCGGCCTACCTGAAAACCTTTTTTAATTGCTCCGAACGCGGCGGATGCGGTAGCCATTGCACTGATTGGGTCCATTTATGCTGCTTTCTGTAGCGGGTTATTCGCATGTACTCCCATCCACTTGCTCCATTCAGCGTAGTAGTGTCTCATTCCTACTTCGTCGTGGATAGTTCCGTTTTCGTGTCTGCCGTGCAGTATGTTGCGGGGTTCAGTTCCGGGACGCATTGTTGTGCCTTGCCCAGCTACCCCAATCAAGTCTTCGTGCAGGTTACGACCAAACGGTCCCCATATTGAGTTGTGGTGTTCGATGCGTGTGTTTCGTTCAGTTGGTGTGTCACTCTTTAGTCCGTAGCCACGAAACTCAATCAACACCCTGTCAGGGCCAAGTGGAGTTACGATGTCGCTACGGTATGCACTGCCCCGCAAATTAAAGTTGTATCCGGGAAACAAGTCTACCATGTACCACTGATTGGGTGGCAAGTTAGGAAAAGACAATTCCCCCCTGTCGTCAAACCCATCATATTCTTCGTAGTTGACTGTAAAGCTACTTACGTTTACGTGACCGTTATCAAACGGTATATTTTTGCGGGCAAAATATTCATCGTTAAAGCCCGACACACGATTAAAGTAGTGCATGAAATCGTGGTAAAATTCACTGTTGGTGTCATGCCACAACTTGTAATTAGTGCCTATGATGGCCTTGTGATAGTGAAATACTTCTAGTTCTTCTGTATCAATAGCATCAGCAATGCAATCAAATGCCCCACAAGTCCACTCTTCTACACTCATAGTAGGGTTTTTATCTAGCGTCACCCATACCATACCGCCGTGCTTTACTTCGCAAGACAGTTCGCCCCAACCTCGTGCGTGATAGCACAAAGATATGTCGTTACCTGAAGGTGATGTAACGCCTTTGTTTAGAAATGACCTGTAGCCATTGTCAAATTTAACAGTGATTATATTCTGCCCAGCTATCTGTGCAGTCCTGTAGCTTCCTATGTGTTGCATTTCACTCTTGTGAAAGCAGGGAACCCAAACCTTTGAAAAAATGTTTGTTAGTTCTTCTTCGTACAAACTCTGGTCAGAATAAATAAGAGAGTTTACATACTCTAGGCTAGGTTCTCTAATCCAATTTTTATGATTACGTGGGGGCATCAGTACACCTTTACATTTCCATCCGTTATAAATTTGGGTACACAGTATGCCGTTATTAGGTTGCCTTGTCTATGTAATGTTTGTGCGTACCACACACATTCCTTAAGGTCTTTGAAGTGCATGTCTTTGCTGACTAACTTCTTGTCATCTCCCACGCCTACAAAAACAAACAGGAGAAAGACGTGTATCATAACGTACTAGAACTCTCCTGACTTCATAGCATCAGACAACTTCTTGGCCCGCGACTTTACTTGACGTGCCCAACGAGAGTCCATCATCTCAATGCTGGCAGCATCAAAGTTGTTCTCGTGTATTGCATTCCACATCTTTTTGAATTTGCACAGGCGAGGCACCCCCATGTTGAATGCCATGTCCATCAAGATAAGCTGTCGTACGGCATCTAAGTCATTTACACAAGCGTGTACTTGGCACAACTCGTTCTCTACAATCTTGATGTCGTTCATTGCAAGGTAACGTGCGTCTGCTTCACTAATCCCATGTTCGTATACAACATCCATGTTGGGAATGTCCATGTAGGCTAACTCTTCGGTACTGATACCTCTGTCTTTGAGATTGCGACCTATACCGATAGTCTCTATGCCCAAACTGTCTTTGTACACGGTAAGCACCATTCCCTCGTGTTCAATTAGTTTGTTCAAGAAGTGTGATGCGTTGTACTTCATTAGTTGCCTACCATCTTCTTGGCTTTTACGTGTGCTTTTGTAAACGACATACCCGCCAACATATCTTTTTTCATAGCAGCCATGTGCTTTTTGCTGTGATGTTTAGCGTGTTTCTTCATCGTCTCTTGCTGACGCTTAGTCAACTCTTTCTTTTTAGGTTTTGCAGGTGCCTTTGCCATCTCTATCTCCTAATGTTTTTCATGTCCCAGCCACACCGCAAATGCACCGGTCATGGCCCCCGTGACTACACTCACTAGTCCCGCTTGGGCGTTTGTCGGATCGGGCAGAAGCATGAACCACTCCACTACTCGCCAAGCTGATATTGACATCATAATCATCATCAAGCGGGGTAGTATCTTCCACTTGAGAAACCTTTCCATCGTTACTTCGGCCACGATTAATCCTTTCTCGTTCTTTAGCAGACGGTCGCATACACCACATGATACCCATTACTTACACAAATCCTCGTACTTAGTAGTGTGCAGTCTGTGCTGTGACAGGTCACCGACACAATCAGGACTCCAAATTTTTTTTATTAGGGACAATATGTACTTCATTTTTTGCCAAAGAACTTTGTCGCGCTTCTGACTCCAAAGCTTGCAGCAACAATAACGCCCAAGCTGTACTGGTACCATTCAGGCATTTGCTCCAGTTGTTGAAATCCATGTGATACGACATCTTCCATTCCGGGTATAAAGGCTAGTATTAGTGGTACAGAAAACAAGATTACTAGCCATTCATCTTTCCACGAGTTTTGGGCACCCTTGATTGCTTCTAAGTCCCAGTCAATCTCGCCCGTCGCTTTTTTTTCCATAATAGTCGCTTCAGCTTTGGCCGTTGCGACTTTCGCCAAAGTTTTAGCTTTCTTTGTTTCAACCGTTCCTTCAAGCCACGTACCTGCTAACTGTGTGATTGGTCCGATAAGTAGGTTTAACATTTCCACCTCTTCCGTGCTTGGCGAAGACGACTGTTCGGATTCTTCGCTGCCTTCGGGAACTTCTTCATCTGCCCTGCAGAGCGGGCGCAAAATGACTTGCGACGTTTTGCTGCTTTGCTTCCGGGCTTTACTTTACCTGTTACTGCAGTCTTAAGCTTGCTGCCGGGATTCTTGCGTCGGTACGCTTTTACCCCAGCCTCTGTCATGCCCGCACCAGATTTGGTAGAACGAAAGTTCTTCTTGTTGCGGGCTGGCATTTTATCAGGCTTTCTTGCCACTGGCCTTCTTCCTTTTTCTACCCGAAGCCGTTACCGACCAGTTTACTCTGCGTGGTCCGGTCTTTTTTCTTGCTTCACTTTTTGTTATGCGCTTTGCAACTTTAGCTGGTCTACAGGCTGGGTAGGGACGTTTCTTCTTTTCAGAACCAGAACGGCCACACTTCTTGCCGGTCTTTACATCCCGCCAGTCTTCTTTAAACCACTTTGTTAAGCCGCCTTTTGGTTTAGCCATCAGGCATACGTCCCGCCACGCTTCTTGTAGGTTTTAACTAGCCAAGCATTCGCATACGCTGACGGGTAAACATCAAATTTCTTTTTTGCCTCTGCCTTCACACGAGAATACAAGGCTTTGTTTTTGGGTGTTGCGCCCTTTGATTTTTTCTTTGGTTTAGCTGGTGCCTTACGTGCCATAGATGTATCCCCCGCAAAGGTTATTGCTTATAACATGAATTGAGTAAAGAGTCAAGAGGGCAAGTTGCCCTGCCCCCTTGATTATTATTACGTACCAGTGGTTACAGAAGCAGTCTGCTTTGGACCGGTTCCGATATCACACAAGATAGCGATAACACGGAAGCGTCCTGCAGTTACACCTGCACCCAGTGCTTTAACCTGAATAGCGTCAGCAGCAATAACAGTATTGATACCTGCAGCTTTGAGGTTAAACTGGTAGATAGCGTCAGCGTTTCCGTCAACACCATCAGCAAAAGCGTCGATGTCCGTACTTAGACCTACATCGTAAGTCAAGCCGGAACCACCTGCTTCAAGAACGTCGATACATCCGCCAATAACCATTGTATTGTCCGGAACATCGATCATCTGAACGACATCGTTAGCTGACAGGTTCTGGTCAGCAGCATCAAAGATGCGAGACTGAACCATATAAGGACGTGGAACATTGCCGGGATGCCCAACAGTGCCGCCACCGGGAATAGTATGATTGTAAGTAGTCATTTACTTAACCCTCCCTTATGCGAAGTCAATGACGCCGCGAACGACAGCTTCTGGGCGCAGAACTTTGCGACCAAAAACGTGCAGACCACGAATCACGTCAGAGAACGATTCAGTTGAACGAACCACTTCGGTCTTAGCAATATGCGAAGCAGTGGAGGTGGACGACATATGACCAGCGAGAATTACATTCTCAGAGGCGTCAGTTGCCACACCGGACAGAGTTACCTGATCGGTACCCGCTGTTGAATTCAACGCAGTAGACTTGTAGCAGCGGAAACCAGCGAGGGTGCCCGGTACAGCA